ATGAAGCGATCCGAAATAAAGCGCAGGCCACTGGCCGACACGGTGCTGGCCTCCCTTGAGCCAGAGGAAAAGGAATACCGCGAGAACTATGGAATTGACCGGCTCTATTTCGTGGTCAGCAGCACGGGCCGTAAACGCTGGGAGCTTCGATTCAAGAAGCCCAACGGTATATGGGGATGGCACGGCCTGGGCGCCTATCCGGACGTGACCGCCAAAAAGGCCAGAGAGAAAGCGCAGGAAGCGCAGAGGCTCAATGCCGAAGGCGTAGACCCCATCACCCATAAAGCGACGCTGAAGGCTTCAAGGGATGCAGCCGAGGCGAACACGTTCAAAGCTGCCGCCGATCTATGGCTTGATAAAAAGATCAAGGACGGTCGGGCCGAAAAGACCCTGGCCGGAATCAAAGGCGCGCTGACCAACGACATACTCCCGGCCCTTGGTAGCAAGCCCCTGAGCAGGATCACCAGGGCGGATTGCGCCAACCTCCAGGCAAGCATCGAGAGCCGCGGTGCCCACAACACCGCCGAGAAGGTGCGCGTGTGGGTGAATCAGATATTTGGCCTGGCCATCGGCAAGGGCATGACCGAGAACAACCCAGCCAGCAACTTGATCGACATTGCGGAAAAGGCGCCAGAGGAGTCGCAATACCCGCACCTCTTGGAGTCGGAGCTGCCAGAGTTCTTGCGGGCGATGGCTGAATCACGCAGCGGCACAATCGTTCGCACTGCCGCATGGCTGACACTGCTGACCGCCTCACGGCCAGGCATGACGCGCTGGGCCGAATGGACTGAGGTTGATCTTGATGCTGGCCTGTGGACGGTGCCAGGCGTGAAGATGAAAATGCGGCGTGACCACATCGTGCCGCTACCCACTCAGGCCGTGGAGCTGATCAGGGATCTGCATAGGCTTACTGGTCGGTCGCGCTACCTGTTCCCATCATCGGGCGAGAAGGTGCCGGTTATTTCAGACGCGTCGATCAACAAGTGCTTTGCACTGATCGGGTACAAAGGGAGGATGACTGGCCATGGCAGCCGGCACACCTGCGAAACACTGCTATCCGAATTTGGCTGGGATGAGAATTGGCGGGACATGCACCTGGCCCACAAAAAGGCGGGGCTCAAAGGCGTTTATGACAAGGCAATCTATTTGCCCCAGCGCCAGAAGATGGTGCAGTGGTACGCCGACTATCTCGACGCGCTGCGCGACGGCATGACCGAGGCGCAGCGCAACCAGTTCAAGGCGAAGGTAAATGCCGAGTAGCAAGACGAAACACACACCAGGTGATCGCCTGTAGAATCGCCGCGATATTAATTCACCCCCGGCACTGCCGAAGAAAGGGAAGTCATGCACAGTAAAAACACAAGCTATCGACCCGACATTGACGGACTGCGCGCAATCGCTGTTGTTCTTGTCCTCCTATTCCATTTCGGCCTTGGTGTGCCCGGCGGGTTTATAGGGGTGGATGTTTTTTTTGTTATTTCAGGATTTCTAATTACCGAGGTTATAAAAAACTCAATCTCGAAGAAGCAGTTCACATTCTCTGACTTTTACGTCAGACGATTGCTTCGCCTACACCCTGCACTTCTTGCAACCGTCGCGCTTTGCTTGGGCGCCGGATACCTGCTGATGGACCCGGCATCATTTAGCACACTTGCCAGCGCAAGCAGCTACGCCATATTTTCAGCATCTAATTTTTATTTTTGGATGCACCAAGGATATTTTGATGCTGACGCGCTTACACAACCCCTGCTGCACACTTGGTCGCTGGCGGCCGAATGGCAATTTTATGTGGTCTGGCCATTCGTTGTTTGGGCGGCGCTAAAGGTATCTCCAAGATTCCTGGCCGGCCTGTTGGCGGTAATGACTGTGGTGTCTCTGGCGGCGTCTCAGTGGATGCTTTCATACGATTCGTCAGCTGCATACTTCATGATGCCGTTTCGTGTATTTGAATTGTCCATTGGCGCGCTGCTGGTATTCATCAACAACCACCGCGCAGGAAGAGCTGTCGAGTCATGCGTTCTTGCGGTGGGCGTGGCACTTATCGTGGCAGCAGCTTTTCTCATTGACTCGACTGACCCGTTTCCAGGCCTGCGCGCGCTCGTTCCCTGCCTTGGTGCGGCGGCGTGCATTTATGCCGGGCGGTCTCCTGGGCTGGGCAAGGCTCTGCGTATCAAGCCTGTGGTGTATATCGGGCTAATCTCCTATTCCGTCTACCTAGTCCATTGGCCAATCATTGTATTTTACAAATACTATATATTCAGAGATCTGGAAACAGTCGAGAAAGTTTGCTTACTTGCAGTAGCGATTATTGTCGGCGCGATCATGCACCACACTATTGAAAAATCCTTTATGTCGAAGGACTACAAAAAACGAATTTATGGTTTTTGCATTACGATTATCGCGGCCTCTTTAATTTCATTTGCAGCTCACAAAACAGTAACTTCTGGTGGCTATAGCTTCAGAACACCACAAGCCTATAAAAGTATTACGGATGATCCGGCGAACTTTCACACCAAGAATTATGGCGGTTACCCGTTCGATAACTTCGCAAAATTAGGTGCAAAAAAGAGCGAGCCGGACGCGTATCTGGTGGGCGATAGCTTCGCCTTGCAATACGCCAGCGGTCTGGACCACTATCTCGCACCTGAAAATATTCAAGTGGCGTCACTTGTTAGGCAGGGATGTTATCTGTCATCCAACTATACAAAAATAGAAAACGGCGCTATTGCCACGCCCTGCCTGGATCATTACCAGCAGGTGCTTAACACAATAAAATCTGATAGCAAGCCGCTAATATACGCATCTGCCTGGACCGTATATAGAAATATGCTTGGAGACAAAAACAGCAAATACATAGTGCTTAAAGATGATAATGCTTACATTGATTTCATCATCAAGAACATTGGCGAGTTTCGCCAGGAAATTGGCAATCGCCCACTTATAATAGTTGGCGTTCAGCCTTACACCAACTCAAGCCATTCAGCAGCATCATGCTTGCTGCGCCCTAGATTCATATCACAGCCCTGTGATTTAAGTTTCAATTTCGACCCGAAAGACTCGCCAGCCTTTGAGATTAACAAAAGGCTTCGCAGCTTCGCCGAAAGCTCTACAGATACGTTTTATATTGACCCGTCGGACTCATTATGCCCCGACGGGACATGCCGTAAGTTTCAGGATGGAGAGCTGATGTATTCAGATTTAGTGCATCTATCAATCGCCGGCTCTATGCGCGTTAGCAAGCAAATAGTTCCAAAACTAATAGAAGCAATTAAAGGCAAATAATGAAAATGGCGCCGTTATGGCGCCATTATTCAGATGGCCATATAGCAGCAGCTTAATTTTATGGAGTCCCCAACCGCCCAGGCGAAGGGGAAGGCGTCCCTTACTGCCGCCCCATTTCTGGATAGAACTATTGAGTTCGAGCCTGCCGTAATCTGCCCGTTAACCAGAAAGTCAGTCGATACGGACGCATCGAAGCACTGTCCGGCCAGGAAGTCCTGAGTGGAGTTCTGCGTGCCTCCGATTGGAAGACTGAACAAATAGGGAGATGCCGAGTTCCCAAATGTCGTAGTCGACCCAACCGTTAGAGACATTTCAAACTTCACCAAGAAACCTTGGCGAGAATATTTACCGGTCAGCGATCCATTGCCAATTGCTGGCTGAGCTCCAGAGGCCTGGGACCAGGTTGGAGAAAACGTTTTGACCTGATCGCTGTATGAGTTAAATCGGCAGGTCGCGAAATCCTCGGTAATGCCCGCGCCAAACGTACAGGCTTCCGCCCGCAGGCCCTGCATGTTCAACAGAACTACCGGACCGCTGAACGCAACGCCGACCAATGACAGGTCAGACCCTGAGAGGGTAGTTGTATCAGCGATGGTCGCGACCCGACCATTCGAAAAGTGCATAAGTGCGCTTCCCGTCGCAACAGGGCCGACGGTCTTAATATTCCTGATGTAGAAGTTGCTCATGCTGCAGCCGTTACCAGCCCCTGGAGATGCAATATCGAGGAACCCGCCACTCAGCCAAATCCCATTAAACAACCTCGGATGCGGCCCTGTGTCACCAGCAAGCTTAATCGCGCCAACGGTGTCCTGATCAATTGTGTCACCTTCAAAGGCCACAACGTTGCAGCCACCACCTGCATCCACGGCAAATTCAAGGCTCGGGCCTTTTGACTGGACCGACCGAACACGGAAGATCGTCTGTGAAAACCCGGACGGGACATAAATTCCGCGGCCGGTGAAGTTCGTGCCGTTATTGTTTAGGGTCAGATCGCTTATTGCGCCCAGGCTGCCCATAGAAACCAAGTCGCCGTTGAACCCCTTTTTCAATCGAGCAGACCGCTGCCCACCCTGGCCAAGCCACTGCTGGCCCGTCGGCTGAACGATGGTCTCCGTAACCAAAAATTCTGATGCCTCATCAAACACGACCATGCCGTATGGGCCGGCTGCAGCAATTGCTGCCTTGACCGCCGCTGTATCGTTCGTGACACCGTTGCCCACGCCACCACGCGACTTAACAGTTATTCTGCGGTTGTAGTAGATCGCCGAGCCGACACTGTTTGGCGGGAAGATCTGCGCCGGATCGAACCCAATAAGCCCGGCGCCACCAGGCCCCGACATATCCTGAACGACGTGCGGCACACCGTCAGGCCCCAGGTAGAAAACGTTCGACGCCAGGTTGGGATTGCCAGTCATGCCTTCAACGACGGCGCCCACGTAGGTTTCAGCCCACAGCTTTGTGGCTGCGTCCTGGGCGTCTACAGGGTCCTTAACGGCGGTGATCCTGCGGTTCTCAGCGAAAAAATAGTCACGGCCATATGGTCGAGTTAGTGCCCGTTTAAAAATAGCGAAACCCTGCTGAATGAGCATCGTCAGCTTGTCGAAAACGTCTTCATGGGTTTCCGCCAGGAACTTCCCCTGATTGCGCAGGCTGGTCTGTTGGAAGGCATCCATTTCCCTGGAAACAATCAACTGCCCGGGGCCAGCGAGCGCCGACGTAGTGACGATGCTCCCGCCCTGCTCATTGCCTGCGCCGTTGACGGTGTAGTTCGTGCCGAGCGTGAGAACGGAACTGACACCGGCCGGATTCACATAGGTAACAACCAGATCCTCATTGGCCAGGAACTTGAAATAAAACGGGTAGTTGGTGGTTACCCCGTTGGTATCGAACTCTGCAACGCTGCCTATTGTGCTGACGGTCACGGGTGTGACTCCTTTCCTGGGGGCAAAAAAAATCCCGCTCAATGGCGGGATTCGGTGGGGTGCTTCGCTGTTATTTTTTCGGGGCGCCGTGTAACAGGGCCTTGATGAACTCGGCCGCGTCTTCGGGGGTTTCCTCGCCTACTGCGACGTTGTAGAGGTATGAGCCTTGGCGGGTTAATGGTTTGGTAGGCACGCCCAGCAGGTAGCCGCCGGCAGTAACGACCGACTTGGCCGCCGCGCCAGCTTCCTTTTCACCAGTAGCCAGCCCAGCAACTGCCGCACCTGCTTGCCGGCCGGCATTGATCGCTTGCCAGGCTGGAGACAGTGAGCCCGCGTGACCACTGAGGGCGGCCCCGAGGGTGTCGCGGATAACGGGGAAGCCGGACACGCCAAACCCAAGCGTACTTTTTGCCATCCAGGCGGCAGTGTTCTCATCTTCGTCGGGCCCCTTACCGGTGAGCAGATCGCCCACCACACCCTGGAAGAACGCCACGGCCAGCATGGCGGCGGCGGCGCTGGCCACCGTGCGCGAACCCTGCTTGGCCTCAAAGGCAAGGTCTCGATTCTGGTTGTAGTAGGCGCTGAACGGCGTGTAGAACATCGTCAGCAGGCGCATGGCGGCGCCCTGGTCCTTGCGCTGGATGGCTGCAATATCCATTGCCCCGGTGCCGCCCTGCGAAAGGCGTACAGCCTTGTCGCCATCGAGCGCCGCCGCCGCCGAGTCCTTGCCGGCCGCCAGCCCTTCGCGATAGCTGGCCATCCAGATAGCGCCGGAAATCCCACGGTCCAGGTAACCCAGCAGGTTGAAGGAGAACCGTACCAGGTCGTCACGCTTGCGGAAAAAGGCGTTCTTGCCGATGAGGTCGTCCATGCTGGAAGCCAGGCGACCATCCTCGGTATCCCAGCGAAGGCGCATTGCCGGAGATGCGTCGGTGATCATCCGATACGTTTCAACAGGTGATCGGATTCCATCGAGAAGGCTTTTGGCAAGAAGCTGGGGTTTCACGTACAGCAGCCCAGGAATCAACCCGCCCACCTGAGCAAGTAGTGTTGTACTGGAAAGGCCCAGGCCGACGATGGACGTATTCGTTCTGGCCGCGTCGAGGAACCGGTTGAAGTTGCCGGTTTCTGGCGGGTTTCGGTCATTGGCTATTGCCTTCAACCACGGCAGGAAAGAATCTGCGCCGCGCGGCCCCAGCTTGTCGATCAACACCGCCCTTATCTGCGGATCTTTGGTCAGCCGGTGGGCGTCCTGCAATGCTTCGCGGTGGGTCAGGTCGTGGACGTGCTGGGCGAGGCGTTGGGGAATGGCGCTCAGGTCCAACAATAACGGGCCGCTGGCTTTATCGTTACGCTGATTGGTGAACCCGTTCGACGGGAGCGCGCCCTCGAAACCCTCATTGAACAGCTCGCCGCCCACGGCAGCAGGCGGTGCACCTGCCCGCTTGCGGTCGTACATGATCGGGAAGTAGCCGCCGCGGTATTCACCAAACGCGGTGCTGACTGGCTTCGGTTCAATACGCGGCGGCGCCACGCCTGACAGGCGCTTGTACATCGCCGCGATGTCAGGCCAGAGATTGTCAAAGGAATCCCACACCGACTGCACCAGGTCCCAATCCTGTTTGTCCAGGCGCCCCAGCATGTCGGCCAGTGCCGCATCATTCAGCTTGTTGCCCTTGATCAGCTTGGTACGGTTCGACTCGTTACCGGTGTTGAGCGCGTGCATCAGGATTTCACGGCGGTTGAACGACTTCCCAGCGCTAGCTATATAGAAGCGGTCGGCCAGGCGCTTGGAATCCATCCCGGCGAAGCGCTCAACAATGGACCGAATGCCATTTTTGAATAGCGTGCGCTCGTTGGCCTGCGCCTCGGCGAGCGGATTCCAAACCAGCGCATGCCATGGGCCGCTGGTGTTCTTGCCGTCCAGGCGGTTGATCACGTTTTCCATGCGGGTCAACGAAGCGTCGAGGCCGGCCAGTGCCCCGAACGCTTTGTCGGCGGTTGTCTCGCTGCTTTCTGAGGTGGCCACCTTCCGCGCGTCGACGGGCACATTGTCGTTTAGCGCGCCGATCAGATCACTGCGGGCCTGTTCGTAGTCGCGCTTGTCCTTGCGGTTCAGCAGTTTGTTTTTCAGCCTGGCAAGGTGTTCGATGTTCACCACCGCATCCCGCACGCCGTTGAGTTCTTCGAACGTCAGGTCGCGATAGTTGACCCGGGCGCTTTGCTCTATCAGGTGCTGCGGCACGGTGACCACGTTGCCGGCCGCTTCCTGCTCGCTGACGAACTGAGCTAGGCTGCGACGACGCTCAATTTGCGTGCCGCTGACCTTGCGAAATTCGTACTGATCGAGCAGCCCCTCGATCTGCTCCAGGTAACTGGCGCCGGCCTTGCCGATACGCTCGCGCGTCGACGGTTTTTCGAAACGGCGCATGAAGGTGTAGATTTTTTCCTCTTCGGCGCGTGCTGCGGTCGCCTCCCGGTAAAGGTAGTGGTTCAGCAACTCCCGCTGCTTGGCCTCGGCGGCTTCTTGCCAGCGGTTTTTGGTCGCGAAGTTGAAGGCGTCTCGGTTGGCCTTGCGCTCTGCGTTCAGATACAGGTGCGGCTGAATATCACGCACCACCTTGTCGGCGATCACCTGTTGCGACACGGCGCGAATGTCTTTCAGGGACGGGATTGCGTCGTAGGCGTCGTTGCGAAGTGCCCGCGAGTTGCCATCCTGCGCACGCTGGACTTTCTCAACCTGGCGGCGCAGGCGGTCAATGGCGCGCAGCTCTTCGCGTAAAACCTCGGCGCGGTCGTCATTGTGCACCGCATCAATAGCGCGGTCAGCCAGCGAGCCATCGTTGAGCATGTCGCCGTACTCGGCGCGCATCCTGGCATCGGTCTCGGCCTGGATAAGCTCCTTGCGCCCACGGGCGCCCACCAAGGCCTGCACCATCTCATCGCCCGACGTGTACCCGAACTGCTCGGCCACGATATCGGGATGAATACCGTCATCACTGGTCATGCCGCGCAGGCGAGATACCACTGGCTTGCCGTAGCGCTCCACCAGCGGCCCACGCGACAGCTTCACCGGATCGCCCACAGTTCCATCCGTCTGCAGGCCTTTGCGCAGCAGATCCTGCACGCGGTAAACCGGCTGGGCGTCGACCTCTTTCGACACCGTGTCCTGCATCACGGCGCGCGCATCCTTCCACCACTTCTGCTGCTCGCGGGTGAGTTCATGCAGCGCTTCGGCCGTCAGCCGTTCCTCGGCGGCCTGGCCAGCCTTGTCAGCGCTGGCCCGGTACACATCGAACTCAGCCTGCGACATGCCGGCAGCTTTGGCGTCGGTGAACAGGGAGCGGAATGGAGCCTGGGCCACGGCGATCTCATCGTCGGTCGCCAGCAGTCGGTCGAACACGCGGCGCACATCATCATTGAGTTTCACATTCAGGCGGCTGGCATCGCGGTAGATCTGAGTCAGCCATGCCTTGAACCGGGAAAACGCTGATTGCAGCGCCGCGCTGGGCGCCTTGCCTTCACGCAGGTATGCCTCGAAGCCACGGGCAAACTGTTCGTGCTGGTCGACCTTTATCGCTGAACGGTCGCTGACGCCGAACCAGTCGAGGATGGTCTGGTAATCCTCCTTCACCTGGCCGGGCACATCTTCCCTGGCAGCCAGGTCGCCCATCACCTCAAGGTAAAAGTGCCCGGTTTCATGCAGGAACGTGGACAGGTTGGCCTTGTCGGTCAGTTTGATATTGAATTTTCTGTCGGCGCCAAACTGGATGAAGCCGCGCGCACCGTCTTCTGCTTGGTCGAACCGCACAGCATCACTGCCGAGCAGCGCCTTGCGCACTGCGGCGTTATCCATCGCGTTCAGGTCGAGCCCTGACTGGTCGACGGCGCGCTGCAATTCGTCCAGGGTTGCACGCGTGTTGAATTGTTCCTGATCGAGGTTGCCAGGAGCGGACTGGCGTTGCCCGCGCGACTCTTTGTCGAGCGAAGCCAGTAGCATGTCAGGGGTCGCGGTCGGAACGTTGCCAAAGTAGCCGGCCTCGGCCGCCTGGGCAGCCATATCGTCAAGACTGCGCCCGCCTTTCCTTGCGATACGGTTGACACCACGCCGACCCACGTCGATATCACGGGCGGCCAGCTCGCCGCCTTCATCATTGATGCCGCCGCGCTCGCGAATGAAGTCCATCAGCGATGGGCCGTTGACCGTGGCGTCGTCGGGAATGTCACCGGCGCGCAGGCGATCCAGCAGCAAATCCAGCTGGTCCGCGCCTGCCGGGCTGCGTAGAACCTCGGGAATGTCCCGGCCAACACGGAGCTGGTACTGGTTGAACAGGTCGTAAGGGTCAATACCGGAGCGCTCGCCGAGGGACCGGAAGGCCGATTGATACAGCGACGCCTCGCGGTCGGCCGTCTGCGCCTCGCGGCCAATGCCCAGCAACTGCCCGCGCACGTCCTCAAATACCCGGCGGTCTGAGGCTGCAACGGTGTCCTGTTCAACGCGGTCGCGCAGGCGGTCCAGCTCTTCCGGCACACGCTGCTGGAATTCGGCCAGCTCACGCAAGGTCATCGCGTCAGGGGTAGCGCGCATATCCTGTTCCAGCCCGCGGTGGTGACCATCCTTTGCGATAACAGATGCCCATTTTTCCAGCGGGATCGAGATGTCACCGCCCAGGGTCAAGGCCTCACCAAGGGTGTTAGCGTTGCCGGTGGCCGCCGTGGCGAACTGCTCAGGGTCAAGGTTGTTTTCCTGAAAGTAGCGCTGGAACTGTTCAGCCGGGACCAGGATGTTTTCGACGTTCCCGCCAGCCTGCTCCTTCAAGCGCGCAATCAAAGCCTCGGCGCGTTGTGGCGAGCGCTGGAACATCTTGGAGCTTTTCGCCATATCACCCAGGCGCTGGACTGCGGCCAGGTCTTGCTCGATCTGCCAGTACCGCCGGCCAGAGCTGACGCCGGCAATCGCCACGTCAACCGGTGCGGTCGCCAGACCCAGGGCGGCATTCAGGAACATCTCTCCCCCGCTCGCCTCTTCGCCCACGGCGGCGGCGCCTGCTGCTGCACCACCTGCACCACCGGCCGCCTGTGCCGCACCTTCGGCGGCGACATTGCCCAGCTTCCCGCCAATGCCGCGCCCAGCAAATGGGATGGGTAGCATCCCGCCCAGTGCGTTTACAGAGGCTTCGGCCAACGTGCGCTTGAGGCTGTAGGCGTAGGACTGGTCGATATCACCGGTTTTCTTGAAGCCCTCAGCCAGGTTCTCACCGGCACCACCAGCAACGCCGGCGCCGAAGTTCACGCCGCCCACCACAATGGCTTTCTCTGCGGCGCGCTGGGCGAAGGTGCTGGCCAACCGGCTGACAGCAAAGTTCTTCACCGGTTGCGCTGCAAGCCCACCTAACCCACCGCCGGCCACCAGGCTTGGCAATGCCTCAGTCAGCGCGCTACCAATGAGTCCTGGGTTGCGCAGTGCGTAAACGCCGGTGTCCGCCGCCGCACTACCAAAGCCAGCACCACCAGAACGCGCCTGATCAAACACCTGGCCAGCGAAGGCAATGCGCTGGTCCCGAGGCATAGCCATGTAGCCCTCAACAGCGCTGACGACGTTGTTGTCAGTCTGTCCGGTGTAGTTCGGCTCATCCGTACCGTTGCGATCGAGGGCACTTTGCGGGGCCAGCATGTTGACGAAGAAGCCGCCGACCGAGGAAAGCGACCGGTCAAGCAGGTTGGCCCCGGCCTCACCGATCAATCCAAGCTGGCCGACGCCACGGGAAAGCGCATCCAAGGTGCCGGTGGAGTGCTGCTGACCCGACTCTTTCACGAAGCTATCGAAAGCCCCCTCAACGTTCGACAGACCGTCGATATCGTCGTGGGCCACGCCCGCGTTATTCGGGTCGGTCAAAAACTGGTTGGTAACCGGCGCCCGACTCAACAGCGCGTCATAGTCCACGGCGTCGAGCTTCGCCTTGCGCTCAATCTCCGGCCGGTTGCGCGAGACCATTTCCGGCGCCAGCCCGGTCAGTTCTGCCAGGCGCTGGATGTTCGCCTGCTCGTCGGGGTTGGTGTCCGCAACATAGCTTAAGGTGTTGCGCGGGTTAGGTAGGTCGCGCTGGCGCTGAATCACTGCGTCGTATTTGTTGGGTTCAGCGGCGGCCTGCTCACCGGTGCTGGTGAGAATTTCGTCGTAGCGATTCATTGATTGGCCTCATTGAACAGTTTCAAGATGTCGGCGTCATTGGGCACGCGGCCATGGCGCTTGAGCGCTTCGACGATCTGCTGGTGTTCGTCTGCTGGAATTTGCTTGATGTCCCGGACAATCACCTGATCGCCGGGCTCACGTTCGAAGGCTCGCTTCTTGGACGAGAACATCCCCAGGAAGCCGGAGCCCGGCACATCCCCCTGGATGAATGCCCGGTCTACGACCTTCTGCACCTGGTCGGGAGTGGCCTTCTTGCCTTGGTCCTGCTCCAGGGCGCGGATCTGCGTGTCGACGTATCGGCGTGCAGCGGCCACAGACTTGGCGTCGCGCTTGCCTGCTTTGGCGCTCGGATCGATACCGGACACACGGAGCGCTTCCTTGAATATTTCGTCGTTGGAACCGATCGATGCCGTGGATTCGGCGCCCTTCTCGCGCCGATCCTGCTGAAGCTTCGTCAATTCCTGAAAGTCGGTGTCGGAAAGCTTGGCGCGCATCCCCAATAGATTCAGCTCGTTACCGCTGACAATCTCGTCGCGGGCGCGGTAATAGACTTCCTGGTCTGTTGGGCGGCCTGGCTTGTAATCCATAATCTGTTTGCGGCCTTCGGCGGGCAGCGCGGCCCAGGTGGCGGCCGGAATCGTGTCCCAGCTATTACCCTGCAACACCACATCCCATGCGGACTCCAGGTTCTGCGCATCCTGTTGCTTGCGCTGCTCGGCTTGCCAGTCGATGCGCTGCTTTGCGGCTGTCAGCGCAATAGACTTCTGGTCGGCTGTCAGATCGTCACGCGCATCAATGGCTTGCGCCACCTGGCCGAAGCTGGGTTCATGAGCCTGCAATGCTTTGCCCAGCACCTTTTCGGTGTATTCGCGGGTCTCTTTGAACGGGATCTTGTCCAGGAACTCGGCCTGGCTGATTTCGCCTGTACGCGGGTCGCCAAGCTTGAGCTTGCTTGCGTTCTTGCCGGTGGTGTTGGTGCCATTGATCCAGTCGTTAACCATGCCTGGGCCAGCGTTGTAGGCAGCCACGGCCAGCGCCGGCGACTTGAAATCGTTGGTCAGCTTCTGGAAATAGGCTTGGCCGAGCTGACGGTTGTAGTCCGGATCATTGCGAAAGCGGTTTTCATCCCATTCAACACCGGCAAGCTTTGCCGCTTCTGGTCCGGTGCTGGGCATGATCTGAGCAGTACCAATGGCTCCACGGCTGGACGTCATCGGCTGGCCGTTGCGGTCGAACTGCTTGCCGCCGCTTTCAGCCTGCAGGATTGAGGCGAACACCCGGTTGTCCTGGCTGCTGACATCCTGCACGGCCTGGCTGCCCACGCTGACGCCAACCTGGCGATCAATAAGCGGCTTGAGCATTGAGGCCGCCCGGAGCTGTGCGTCGGCGGTCATGCTGATAGCGTTATCCATGAAGTATTGCTTTGCCTTCATCGGGTCACGCGCAGCCAGTTGTTCAATCACTGCGGCATTCAAACGGGTATTCGATTCAAGCCGCTTCTGTTCGGCTAATTCCGGCGGAAGCCCTTTGCGTTGCGCCTCGTATCGCTCTACCAGGTTCAGCTTGGACTGGTTATAGGCAAGCTGCTCAGGGTTGTCGGCGTACAGTGCTGCGCCTTGAATGGCGCTTTGGCGTTGCCCCTCAGCCATATCGTCGTGATGTTTCTCCCGTTGGGCGAACTCGTATTTGTTCAGTTCGTTAGACAGTGAGTTACGGCGGCTGGCGACAATCTGTGCATACCGCGCTTTCTGCTGCTCACTGGTCAGCGTCTCGGCAATCTTGGCCTGGGCCTCTTCGAACTGGCCCAGCGTCTGGTTGGTGATATCGAGCGCAGCGCCACCCTTGCGCGTGTATACGCCGCCTTCCGGGTTGAACATGGTGTTCTGCTGCCACTCGGTCAGCTTGCGGTCAGCATCCATGATCGAGGCGGTATCGGCCTGCTCCCTGGACTTGTTGGCCAGGATTTCCGCGCCACGCTGAAAACTCTGCAAGCCCTGGGCAATCGAGGTGGTATCAGGTGCAACGCCCTGCAACTGTATGGGCCGGGTGGGCTGCTGCTGGACCTGCGCCGTGTCGTATGTCGGTACCCGTGGCATTAGCGAGCCCCCGCGAACGAACCGAATGCACCACCGATGCCGCCGAGGATTGAGCCCATGGCGGCGGTCTTGCCGTTCTGCACGGTCTGGTTGGCATTGAGCAAGTCTTGCTTGGCCTGCACGCGGTAGCCGTATGCTTCGCGGGCGGCGTTGTTCTGGATCGTCAGCGCGTCCAGCTCGCCGAGCATGGCGGTGTCGTCCTGCAACTGGGCCGAACTGCCGCTGTTCACGTCGATCCCGTTGGCGGCCTGCACGCTGCGCTGGGTGCCGACTGCCTGCCCGGTGCGCACGCGCTGCCAGTCCGCCGAGGTGTTGCCGGCGTTGATCGTTTCGTCAGCGGTTTGTCGCTTGAACGCGGCGTTCTGCTCCATCATTCCAGACTGGAACTGTGCGTTTTGCTTCTGGCCCTGGGCCTGCATCATGCTGCCGGCCAAGCCAATGGCGACGGGTATCAATGCCATCCAGCACATGGTTATTCCTCTCGGTTCAGGGTGAAGGGATAGAACGGCAGGCGCTTAGGCCCATACGGGACGGCCTCGCCAAAGTCGAAGCCCAGCCATTTCAGCCAGCGAATGGTCGAGGTGTTGCGGGCGTCGACGTAGTTAATGAGGTGGCGGTGCCGAGTAAGCATCCCTTGCACCTCTGGCTTGCAGACCTTGAGGAACGCGCGGGCATGGTGCTCGACGTGGGTGGTACTGATCAGCCAGGGCACGCCAACCGACCCCAGAACGCTGTGCACTGCGTCACCGAACACCGCGACAATGTGCCCGTCCACCACGATCTTGCTGGCGTTCAGGCTGTCGTTGATGCCTTCCAGTAGTTCCCGCTCGAGCGAGACACCCAGGCCCTCGACAATCTCGTCGATGTCGGCCTGGCGCACGTCACGCAGGATCGCCGGGATATCCTCTGGCTCAATGGGCAAAACGTCAGCGACCGCCAATGGTCACCTCCGGGATCACCGCCAGCACGGTCAGCGGCAGCGGGTCGGACTGTCGAATGAATACGCGCCCCTTGCCTTGCCAGTTGTTTGAAATCGGGATATCGGCTTGCCCCGTCAACAACTCGATAGGCGACTCGTAGTCGTCCCGGTCGGTCTTGTGTTCGTACAGGCTGTTTTTATCCTTGCCAGCAAAGATGCCCCGTGATTCCTCGACACGTACGGTCAGGCCAGTGACAGAGATCTTCTTGTCTAGCACCGTCTCGTTGGCGTTTTTCAACTCAAGGTCGAGGGTTTCCATGTCGGATATGTATTGGAGGCCTACGTGGGCGATGCCTGCGGCTTCCTGCAACGCAACAGAACCGCCCGTAACCACGCGCTGGGGGTGCACACTACCGTCAGCCAGGATTGAAACAGTCTTTCCTTCCAGGTGGCCCAGGCCGGACAACGTTTTAACCTGGCGGGCCCAGGCAGATACGGCCACACCGCGCAGCGATACCGGGCAGATGATCAGCAGCTTGACCGTTACCACGCTGGTGCTGGTGTAACCGACCACCTCAACCCGCACAATTTTTGTAGCAGGGTCGCCGTTCTCGTCGATCACTTGGCGCTTCAATGAATAATCAGCGCCCACGCTCCCCGCGGTGAATGGGGTGTGGCCCACCGCCGTCATGGTGATGACTTCGGGAAACTGCCAGGTTGTGCCGCCGGATAACGTGAAAGTCTTGGCGGCGTCGGTATTGCGCCCGTCATAGGTCAGGCCGCAATCAACAAAGAAAGCGTCCTCAATGCTGGATATCTGCCGGCTTTCCATGCGCTCTATGTAACGCTTCTGCACGCCGCCGATGGTGCGGCGCACAACCATGTACAGAACATCCTCCTGGCCTTCTGGAATGCAGGCGATTGACTCGACGAAACCGTCAGTGTCGTGCCAATGCCAGCCCACCAGCTGCTGTTCGGGAACGTAGGTCAGGCCCAGTAGCACGCCGTCATCTCGCACGTACCAAACAATCGAGTCGGGCACCTTCTGGTAGGCGACGTTCGTCAATTCCTTGCCCTTGAACAGATGCGCGCTGAATAGCGTCAGGTCATCTGCAGCAAACCCGTCGGCATTCAGGGAGTAGCCGAACGAGGAAACCCGATTGCCACGGGCCTGGACGTACACGGCGCTATTGCCCACCACCACCGGCGGGACAATGGCTGTGCCGTCGTAGCCCTCTGGAACGGCCTGCACGGTCTTTGCAGACAAACCCGTGTCGCCGCCCGAGATAGTGAACTCCGCGCCTGTGGTGAGCGCCAGAAGCTTGCGCAGCCCCAAGAGGTGGCGAACCCGGTTCACCTTGTTACTGCTCAAAGTGAAGGTGATCGCATCATCATCCTTGTTCGGGACGGAATAACCGAAGTTCTTGAACAGGCCGGTCTTGCTCGTCCACACGGTCTGTGGCTGCAAATTGCTACCGGCAAATATCAGGCGCTGCTGGTAATACACCACGGCGCCCGGGAAGTTACCGGCGCCAACAAATGGGTCGTTGCCGTTCGGTGGCGTGTCGGTCTTGACGGCCGTGATGTTCTGGTCCGTGAAGGTGGTGCCGGTGGCGCGCCCGATGAACCCGTATATCCCCGCGCCGGCGTTGTCCTTGTAGATGATGTAGTACGTAGCGCCCGTGACGGCGGGCCAGGTGATAGTTGCCGAACCAACATCTGTATGGGTCGTGACCGGGTTGGAGGTCGCTGGCAGGGACTCATCCAGGGTGTTGCCGTCATCCAGCACGGCGGTGACCTGGTAGCGCCAGGTTTGCGCCGTGCCAGTGCCGCCACCACTTACCGCCGTGGCAGATGCTGGAGCGGCGATGCGCGGGGCCAGGTTGATTTCGGCGGTGGTCCAGTTGTCATGTGCCAGCCGGTTCAGCTCACGCGGCTTGTACCCTGGCTGCGCGAACGTCATCACGTCGGCGGACTGGGTGTAATTCAGGGATGCCAGGTCATATTGCGTGTACGGCATGGCCAGCTCGAAGGGCGTACCGATGCTGGGGCCGGCGCTGTACAGCACCTGGCCACCGTCCTTGATAACCCGCATGTTCAAGTCGCCAAACGCCAGAATGTAGGTCTGCACATCGTTGAACTGGAACGGGACCAGGCGGCAAAGCTTGGTTGAATCCTTGACCTCGGCCACAAGGCGCGTGCCAGCACGGTTACGCACGCCACCGTAAGGCATGACCATGAAGTTACGGCACAGCTTGAGCCCCGTGTAGTAGCGGGCAATGTCAGTGCGAGCGCTGGCAGATGGCGACAGTTCACCTGCCGCGAAGGTCGGTTGAAGTATTCCGCTCATGAACGCACCCTGATGAATTCAGCCTCAGGATCAGGATCATCCTGGGACTCTTGAAAGGCTGCCCCCTTGGCAATCGACAGGGCCAGGTTGTACTGCTGGGTGGCGAATTGCTGCAGGTCTGATTTCGAACTCAGCGGCAACGCCAGATCCATGGCCAAGCGCCAGGCCAGAACGTCGGCAAAGGCCGGATCAAAGAACGTGGAGTCCTCGACTTTGAAAGTGAAGCGGCACGCAGCGTCAATCTGGTCGGTATGGATCACCCGGCCGCCAGAGTCATAACCGATCTTGTACGGAATACGCTGATCACTGGTCATGGTCATGCGCTGGCCAGGCACAACGATGTTGCGCACCTTGAGGCAGTCGGCCGGGTAGCGATACCGGAACGCCCAGCCAGGCGCAGGGCTGCCAAGGCTCGCCAAGGCAACGATTGATTCCGCGAATGGCCAGGGGAAGGCCTGCAACACCAGCTCACGAAGCGGGCCGTAGAACACCCGGCACAGCTCGGCCGCTTTGCTCTTTTCCGTAAACGACACAATCGGCTGGGTGTACGCAACCCGCGACAGGGCGATGTTGCAAATCTCTACGTCGCTGGACATTCGGGAACCTCAGAAATGAGAAAGGGCCCGTGAGGGCCCTTAGGGTTACTGCTGTGGATCAGGCGATTTCGCCGCCATCGTTGAGGCGTTGCGCCTCGGTTTCGGCTTCTTCCTTGGTGCCGATGAACGCGCCCACCATTTGGCCGGCGGCGTCCTTGACCACAAATTTGCCGGCGGCACTGCGGGCTGCAACGTAGCCGGTGAAGGTCTCGGTGCCATGCTCCGGCAACTCGCCACCCTCAACCATCCATGAACCGAGGTGCTTCTTGCTTTGGATGGTAAAGGTCTCACCAACCTCTTTGATGCAGCCGCCGTAATAGCCGCGCTCTTTCGCTGTAACTTCCATGACGCCCCCTTACAGAATCGAGAAGCCGCTGGCGTACTTGGTGTTGTCCTGTACGTCTTTGACCAAGCCAGCCCAGAAGCGGCCAGCGGTGAGTGGACCGGTACCGATCACGTAGTTCACGCGCAGGTAGCGACGAACGCCACGCGGAACGGCGACCTGTACCGGGCGGGTGCCAGCGGTCAGGCTGGACAATGCCAGCGAACCGGAATCGAACAGCGTCACCCAAGTGGCATTGTCGTCGCTGGTCTGCAACTGGATGTTGGTGGTGGCGGCGCCGGCGGCGGCGGCGGCAATCAAGGTTGCTACCACCAGATAGATCGGCTCGCCGGCGCCGATATCGCGGCGGGTGTTGCCGTGGGTCAGCGGGCCCAGGTCAAGTACATCAGTCGATGCCGCCGAGGCGGTAACGTCCTGAGCGGCGCTGAACGTGTTGAGTTTGTCGGTGATCATGTTTCGGTCTCCAATGAGCCAGGGGACCAGCAGTCTTAGACTACTGGCGCCTCGGTGTTGAGAAGGGCATCGACGGTGCGGAAAGGCACGCCGCGCAGGCTGGTGATGAACTCACCGTCGTATTCGCTGATCTTGAGCTGAACGTTTTTCTTGTTCATCGCCTGAATATCCAGACACTCGGCGATGGTGCGGTTCATGTAAAACGCAGCACGGCCCATTTTCAGGTTCGGGATGCGGTGAACTGCGCGGATCATGGCTTCGATGATCTTCACGCTGGTGCCGTCGGTATCGGCCACCAGGTCAGATGTATCGATGTTGCAAATGCGCACCGCATAGCGCCAGTCACGCAAGGCGATACCCGGAACCCACTTGTAGTGGTCACGGTAAGCGCGGAATTTCTTGCCTTCCCCGTCGTCCACAAGCTCAATGCCCATGTCGTTGTGTTCGATACCGGCTTTCGAACCCTTGGGGTAGATACCGTGAACACACTGGTCACCCCAAACAATCAACCAGATTGAGGTGTTGTCGGAGCCAGCGCCGCCCATCTTGATGATGTTTTGGCCGTTCTTTGCGGTGCTGTCGCTGTAACGCGGTGCCATGCCGAGGAACTGGGCGGGGGCGAGCGCGTCGTTGTTGTAGAACAGGCCAGTAGCCATGTCCTGGTTCATGCCCTCGATGAAAGCGGAGTTCTCCGAGAGGCGAAACACGGCGGTGTTACCGTTCAGCTCAGCTAGCGCAACGTCTACCACCCCGAGGTTTTCCAGCATCGCGCAAGTTTCATCAATCTGCGCTGTGGTGGATTTACCGGTAGCGATACCGCCGTTTAGCGCCCGCCAGGTGCCCTTAGGCAAGCCGGTACGTGCGGTGGTGCGGTGGCCGGTGGGCAGATTGCCCTCAAGCCAAAGCATGTCGGTCAAAATTTCGTTGGTTTGGTCCAGCATCTCAACGATGCGGGCCTGTTTGTTGTCCGGGTCTTGACGCTTGGCCCAGTCCGCCAGGGTGATGGCAGTGTTCGCGATAACGCCCATTTGTTGGTACTCCGTGGTTTAGGAATTGCTGCCGTAGAAAACGTCTTCGTTCGACTTGCGGCCTGTGGATGACTGGCTGCCAGGCAAGACAAACTTGTCTTCCGAGATAGCCGAGCTGATGCGGTGGCAGAACTTGAACAGCGCCGGGTGGTTGCCCAATCCGGAGGTATTCAGCAACTCGGTTAATGCCGGGTCACCGAAGGACTGAATGACCTTGATCGCGCTTTCGACGTTCTTGTCGTAGTTCGCACCGCCAATTTCAGGGTCGTTCTTGATGGATGCCGCCCAGTCCTGGGCCTGCTTGGTCACGGCGGCCTGGTATGCCTCGGCCTGCTTGGTAGCCAATTGGGTCTGGAAGTCGATTAACTGCTGCGCCTTTGCTTGCGGAATGTTCAGTTCCTTGGCCAGGCCCTTGAACTCGCCCAGGACATCAGCGTCCATTTCCATGCCTTCGGGCAGAGTGAAGTCCTCATAGGCTTCCGGCGCGCCGGTGAGCTTGGCGTCGGCTTCTGTCTTGTCCTTTGCCGCGTCAGCTTCTTGCTGGGTTTGCTCCGGGGTCTTGGCATCGGCCACTGGTGGCGCGTCAGTTGCGGCCGGCGTCAATACCGACCCTTCGGCGGCTGGTGCTGGAGCATCAGCCGCAGGAGCCGGCGAATCAGCACCACCGCCCTGGCCCCCATCGGCTGGAACCTCATTCATCAGCACGCGGCCCAGCAGTTTCATCATCAAAGCGTTCATTCATCAGTCTCCTGATCGTTCGAAGGTTCGGTTGGCTTGGGCGCGTTCTCGGCTGCCATAACCCCGTATTGCTCAGGGCACAGCCTGTTGATGCGCCCCAAAAGAAGAAGGCCAGCATTGCGCTGGCCTTCGTTGAATTCTGTCTGTCCGGGCAGATGGTTGAACGATGTTCGAAACAACCCGTAATCTCCGAGTGTTGCCCACATGAAGCGGCGCCCGCGGGGATCAGCCATCAGCCAGCGAAAGTCGGCTTCGCGCTGCTCGATAGCTACCTGCTTTTCCAAGTCCTGGCGGGATTGCTGCTCATCGCCAACCATCACATCATCCCCGTGATTTGAGTCAGGGCGTTGTTGCCGCCGGTGTCGGCCTGGCTCAGCACCTTGACGCCTTCGATGGCGCTGCCCAGTTGCTGTTGCATTTCTGCCTGCTGCTGGGCTTGGGCACGCTGCTCGCGGATGGCCTGCACAGCGTCGTCGGAGCGAATGAGCGCGGGTGGCACGGCGGTGACCTTGAAGTACTCGCGCAATGCGTTGTCGGTATCCAGCAGGTCCAGGGACGATGGGTCTTGCTTGATGTTGGCCACGGTGCCCGCGAACCCGATAGCGCGTTCAATGGCCGAGCCTTCGACGGCGCGCTGGGCCTGGGCCAGGATGCTGGTGTACTCAATGCGCAGATCAAGGCCGCCCATTTCCTTGGGTGGTGGTGGCAACAGAGGGTTACCCGGAAGCAAGCCCATCCAGCGCGGAATGGACTGCTCAACCATCAGGTGGAACACCTGGTCAACGCATGGGTCCAGCAGGTCATCGTTCTGGCGCTCCAGCACAGGGCCGAGCATCAGCATTTTCTCTTCTTTGCGGGTGGCGATTTCGTAGGCTGTGCGCTCACCGTCCAACTGGCTGATCATCAGGAACAGGTCAACGAAGAATGCCGTGTCTGCAATCTGCTCTTCTGCGGCAATCTCCCCGCGCAACTGGCCCAGCCAGGCCGGGTTCACGTCCCACAACGGCGCGAACTTGGCGCCCTGCTGCATGTCGTCCAGATAGGTGATGCTGCCCGGCAGGATTGAGGCTTTCTGCACTTGCAGGCTGGCCGGCGCACCCATCGGCGGGCGCACACCCTTCTCCACCAGCTCAGCCTTGCGGCGCTCCATCAGTTGCAGCGCTCGTGTGGAGCCAATGCACTGCGAGCCCGGACCGGTGCCATACACATCCTCGCCCAGCACATCCCAGCGCGGCGCCATCACCGGGAACTCTTGGAACCCCGACTGGCGCAACAGCTTGTCGTTATCGCCGCCCTTCTCCCAGTACGCGGACTGGTAGGCCATGTTCGTGTTGTCCTTGCGGCCATGCTCGCGGCTCTCGTTGGGCTGGGTGGCGTGGCAGACCTCAATCCAGGCTTCGGAGTTGGTGCTAAGCAGTTGCTGCGTGGTGCCGCTCAACGCCGATTTGCCGAATTGCTGTTCCATCTGGCGGGCGGTCATCTTGAATTCGCGGTAGAGCGTGTCGACCTGCTGACGGTCGCTGTTGGCGATCATGTAGCTGCCCACGGTGAACGGGTAGAAGCGCACGGTATCGCGCTCGTCTGGCAGTGCGGCCATGGCGGCAGTGCCAAATACACCTTCCTCACCGTAGATGGTGGGCAGGACGTTATAGAGGTTGGAACGCGCCATAACTTCGCGCATGGCCTTCTCTACCGCGTACAGCCATTCCTTGACTGGTCCGTACTGCATCAGGCCAGGATCAGGCGTGCCGAGCTTGAACCATGGGGATGCGGGGCTGGTCATGCCGCTGTGCATACCAGCTGCCAGGGTGCGGGCGGCGAAGGTGGCACGCGGGTTGATGATCTTCTTGTCGCGGCGCTGCCCCTTGTTCACGTCAGAGGTGTTGAACCGGCCAGCCCTGGGCAGAATGTAATCACTCAGGTCGCGCCACTCGGGCAGCCAGTTGCTATCGCGCTCGGACTTGAGGCGCGTCAGCCGCTTGTCCAGCTGTGAACGCAGGGAGTCGGCCAACTTACACCCCCAACAGCGTTTTCTGGCTGGTGTTGGCACCGCCAAGCACGCCAGACGAACCGGTCAGGATCGTACCGTTCTGGCCGGACTGGGCCAGGCGGCGCTTGCGTTCCGCCTCTACAGCGGCCTGCACTGAGTCGCTGGAGGTGGTAGGTGCCGCACCTGGAGACGTTGAGCCCGCCGCTTCGGCTGCTGCCTTTGCCGCTGCCTTCTCGCGCTCGGCCTTGTTGAACATGCCGGTGTTCTCGCCAAACATGTTCGGCAAGCCCATCCCCTCAAGGATGACGTCACCGCCGCGCAGCGGATCTAGCTCCACCACCTTGTTTACCAGTTTCTTAATACTCTTTCCGCACATGTCAGTTGCTCGCGTAGGGGTCATAGTCGGATTGGTAGTTGCCACCAGGTGGCGTACCAAGTTTCCAGCGCGGCCTTGCGAGCCTGCGCATCATGTAGGCGTAACGAACGGCTGAAAGGATGTCGTCGTTCAACTTGACGATCTTCCCGTTCTCGTCGCGGTGATAGCTCATCTTCTCGTCGAAGAAGTCGGTTAGGTGTGAGAACACCTTGAAGCGGCCAGTGGTCATGCGCTCATAGAGTTCAACAAGGCCAATCTCAACGCCCACCCCGCCATCAGGCCACGTTGCGTGCTGCGACAGCATTTGCCATCCGGCGTCCACATAGGCTTTCTTCTGCTGCTCGCCCGACGACTTCTCAGACTGCAAGCCGTCAGATGGCCAGGCTGTTGGTATGTGCTGCGCCCATGATTTGACGGTGCCCCACACGGTCGATGGCGTGACGCGGGATTTCTTCCAGGCATGGGCCAGGTAGATAACGTCAGAGTCCATATCAATCCAGAGCTGGATGTGGGCCTGCGGGTGATCCCACCCGAAATCCATCCCGTTGATAATCCAGAAGTGCGGCGGGCACGGGAACGGCTGGCATTTGATCGTTTCGTCGCCGAAGTCGAATATCAAACCAGTGCCGAGCAATGGCATCCCCTTGGAACGCATGTCGCGCTGCCACTCGGGATACATGCCCAACAACTTGCGCTGCGTGTCAGCAGTCAAGTGCGGTGCATCGGCCCAGGTGGCGCGCTGGATGTATTGGCCCTCGGCTGGGCAGTCCATGAACTGGATAACCAGTTCGGTGCGCCCGTTCTCGGGGGTGAACGTCAAAATGCCGCGACCACCCCGACCACCGTCACCAGTCGCGGTTCGGGTCAGCACCTGCGGGTAGATCGCTTTGTCGCGTGGCTCTTCGTCGATGTGGTACCAGTCGACGCTGTCGCCCATGATTGCGTGCTGGCCCTGGCTGTAGGACCAGAACTGCACCGTGGATTGACTGCCGGACTTGTGCCGGACGGTGATCTGTCGCATGGCGCCGGATGTGCCGGTAGCGGACAGATGCGCAATGATTCGGTCAGCGGGGATTAACCCACCAGTCCACTTGCCCCCCTCCAGCGTGCCGAACAAAGGCGTTTGGAGCAGGTCACGGGTTTTCTCCATCGAGAACCCCAGCAGCCAGCACATCGGCGCATGGTCGAATGCGTGGCCTTCCCAGTCCTCGGGGTAATCGCCCAGCAGGTGCATTGCATCGATGGTCAACCCGGTGCGTGTCTTGCCCACCCGGTTTGCCGCCATCAACATGCATGACGTGTGGTCGGCCGTGGCCTTTACGAACTTGCGCTGCCACTCATACAGAGTTTCGAACTGGAGCAGGTGACGCCTCTGTGCATCCCGGCGCGCCTTTTCCTCAAGCAACGCCAATAGCTCAAGCTTGTCAGCCCTGGCCTGCGAGCTTGGCGATTCTGCGATCAAGTTCTTCTTCCGTCAGTTGGCTGCGGTCATCGCCTTGCTTCTCGGCGCCAACGTCATAAGCCTGGCGCTCCAGGGCGATCAGGTTCTTCAACGTTTCGGCCAGTTCCTTCATGGTCTTGGTGCGGGCGGGCAGATCAATGACCTTCATGTACAAGTCGTTGCGCTTGTCCTGGCCCTTGTCGTCCTCATCACGCAGCAACTCTCCCAACCGGTCGAACAGGTCGCGGTTGTCGGTCAGCCCTTCCAGCTCATCCAGCAGCTTGTTGGCCAGGCGACGTGAGCGGCCAATGTCAGTTCGGTGGGCAATGCGAATGTTTGCAATGACCTGAGCATTGGCTTCAACGATCCCGCGCTCGGTTGCCAGTGCTTGCGTGGAAACCTCTTTGGAAACCTCGGCTTTGGAAACCAGCGAATCAGCCTTGGCCTGGATCTTCGCTTTCAGGTCTCTATCCCAGCTACCAGCCTTGGCCCGCTTATTGATCGCGGTATGGGACACACCACACGTTGCAGCGATTTCACGCACTGAAAGCAGGCCGGCACGGTAGAGCTGTTCAATGCGCTCCCAGTCGGTTGGCTGCTTATCAGTCATTGCTCACCCACCAGTTCGGGCTTTTCGGTAGAGGGCTCACCCTCCACGACTGGCGCAGTCACAACAGGCACAACCTTGAGCCATTCGAATGAACCGAAGATGGCTACAACTGCGCCGCCATCGCCAATAAGGCGCAGATCGTTGCCCTGCACGAACGTTGAAGCCATTACTTCATGCACTTCGCCGGCCGATTTGACGTGGTACTTAATCATTTGGATGCCCTCATGGCGTCGTAGGAACGTTCACAGGCAAATCCGGCCCGGCGACTTGCGTCAAGCGCTGTTGCCAGTTCGCCCGCATGGTTGTCAGCTTCTGTGCGCAGTTCGGCGAGCAAATCGCTAAGGTCGTCGATTGTCTTGCCTCTTGCGGCAAGGCGGGCACGTAGGGCGGCGCGGTCGGCAAGCAGGCTGGTTTGTTGCTCGCGCAGGCTGACACCCACAGCAACAAGCTCAGCAGCGTGAGCGTCATCACTGATCTTTTGATTGGCTGCATCGGTGCGTACCTGGTCAATTATTCGTTGGTGTTGCTGTTCGGCCTGGCGGGCCTTCTCGCTGGCCTCCTGGGCCTGGGTGGCGATGTTGGCAACGTACTGCGCGTGATCGGTCTGCGCGTTATCCAGACGGTGTGTTTGGATGCCCGCCACGATCACCAGAACAGCAATGGCGGCGATCAGGTAGCGGGTCATGGCTGGATTCCTTACTTGGCTTCGTGCAGTTGCTGCTTGAGCGCGTAGCCCATCAGCGGCCAAACCTTGGCGACAGCATTGTCGCGGGCAATCTTGCGGCCCATTTCGGCGTCGAAGTTCTCCGGGCTGGCGCAGGCGCTCTCACCGGTGACAGTGAAGCCATTGCGCAGCACCAAGACACAGATGGTCAGCAGTTGCAGCGAACCCAGCGTCCAACCCTCACCCGCCGGCAGATGCACAGCACCAGCAGCCTGAACGCCGTCTGCGGCGGTGAAGTAGTGTTCGTGCGCGATATTGGCTTGCAGGTCGGCGGGGGTGACACGCGGTGCGGTCAAGCCTTTGGCCTGGATTTCCTGTTCGATTGCTTGGTCGTTCACGGTGATTGCCTCGGGGGTTGGGGGATTCATTGCGCGGCCATGCACTTGGCGTGACGCTCAAGCTGGCGAGTCCAGACGCCGGCGCAGCGTTTGTTGCCCGGTGTCGAGCAGTCGAAGCCAGCGGCATAGCGATACTTGAGCAAGTCATTGCAAGCCTGGGCGTAGTTGCCGGCCAGCAGGTCACGACGAGGCGAACCCTTGAGCCAGGTGCCAATGCCGTACTGGCCCACGAAGTCCATGTACAGATCAAACTCGACCTGATGAAGCTTCACGCCTGGGAGTGATGCAGCGAACTGCTTTTCCGCCTGGCTGTTCAGGTTGCGGGCCAGGACTTCGGCGCGGGCCGGGGTGATGGTGTCGCCCATGCGGACCGGCGAGCCGTCTTCGTAACGAGTGGAGCCGTGGCCGATGGTGGGCACGTCGCCCTTGGTGGGGATCACGGCAACAGGGGTAAACCCTTCGCTTGCCTGCCAGGTGGCGAAGCCGGCGGCGCTCAGGCTCAACACCGTGACGGCGATGCGCTGGCGTAGTTGGGGATTCATGCCCGCGCCCGCTCTTTCAGGGCTTCCAAGCGTGCAGCGCTTTCGATGGACTCGCGGCGATCCTTGCGGACCTGGAAGAACAGATTGATCAGCAGGCCCACCACCGCCACCGCCACACCGGCGATACCTATCCAGTTGACTTGCGACAGCCAACCCACCATGCCAGCAGCGCCGCCGACGATCATGCCCTTATTGGCCACTGACGCACCCACCACCTCTACGATGCTCTCGGGCGTCGGGTTGGCCATACTTCTGCTCCTGCCTGGGGCTGCCATTCGGGCCTCCAGATGCAAAAAGCCCCGCACAGTGGCGAGGCTAAAGGTTGAATTAAGGACACAAAAAAGCCCGACTCAATGGCCGGGCTTGTTCCTAAGCGGTAAAACCGCAATCTGGCGCTAATGTGCCACTACCGTGTTAACACGTCAAGAAATTAAGCCGCGACCTTCATATCCAAGCAGGCCTGAACATAGTTATTCCCGGCAATGATCATTTCGCGCACCTTCAACCTGGTCAAGTCGAGCATGTTACCCACGCCCTGCATGGTCATGCCGGTACAGTAATAAATCCTCAGACAATCAGCCGTCGTGGGGTAACGTTTCCATAACGCAGCAACAGCCCTATCGATCATCAGCGCTTCATCATCGGTAATCGCAGCGGGAAGGTTTGACGTAGGCTGCTCCACATTGTCCCGGATGATTGCGTAGATTTGGGACACCCCATAACCAGGAACACCAGCACCTTGCCATACCCACCTGCCCCACTGAGTTAGAAGCTCTTCGGCGTCATAGTTCATGCTCTGGCCCCTTTAAGTGCTTTGGTCTTTGCTTGGTATTCGGACCGAATGGTTTTCAGCTCTTCGATGGTGTAGCGCTGTGGCTCGTGTGGACCTTCCAACCAATCAACTTTGTCCTGGCCTATGCGCAGCACCAGGCTCATGCGGTAATTCACAATGTCGCCAGATTTGTGCTGATTGCACGGGACGCATTGCTTGTGGCAGTTGAGTGGCTCGAAGCGCAGCGCGGGATTACTGCCCACGGTGCGGTAATGCCCGGCGTCGTACTTGCCTTCATGGTGCCGACCACAGCTGATGCATGGCTGGCTGGCGTCCCTGGCGCGCACCCAGGCGTTAAACGCAGCCTGAGCCTCACGCATGTATTGCCCTCTCGTTTTAATGCGCTCCTTGGACGCTCGCAGCTCTTTGCGGCCCAGTTCGGCAAAAGCCTTTCGAGCGGTTGCCTGCCCCTTCTCCGACTTGCTGTAAGCAATGGCGCACTCAATCTCCCCACACACGGCTTGCTTGTCGCGAGCAGGCACGAACATCACCCGGCAGGACGGGCAGCGCTTGCGGCGGGGGCCACCTGACGTAAGCGGGGTTTTGCGCTGTAGTGGCGTGCGCTTCATGCGTAGCTCCCGATCTGGTCAGCAGCGCTCAATGCCGCCGCTTCTGATTCAAAGTGGGCGGACAGGACCAGGCGCCAGCAGGCGTTGAACACGTCGCGGTAAAGGGGTTCGAAGGCTGTATCGTCCATGGATGCCCAACTGATCGACTTGGCTTCCTTGCGTACACCATCGGGAGTGCGCACCAGGTGGAAGTGGCCGGCCTCAATCGTCACCCACTCACGGAAAGCCTCGCGGGACTTGTCCACGGCTGGGAATCGCTCGGCGCGCTCGGCTTCCAATTGGGCGATGTACGCAGCAACGGCGTCCGATAGCTGACGTGGCTTGCCGCTGGCGGCCTCAAAGAACTTGGCGAGCCCAAGAATGCCGCGCATTTCCTGACGCGGCACCAGGCCACCCACCGGTTCCCAGTATTCCCACGCCAGATCCAGCATCGAGAAGAACTTGCCGTGGAACTTGGCATTGCGCATACGGGTGAATTTGCCGTGGACTACCTGGCCAAGCTTCCATTTTTGGGTTACCTCCCGGTCGGCCTCGGTGGCTGGCACCAGGCCCTGGGCTGTACGGATCAATGCGAGTTCAGCCATGGTTAGCCCCCTTATTTCCAGGGTTGAGCGCATCAGCGAGAGCGCCGAAGAATCCGCCGGACTCGTTGCGAGCCTGGGTACAGCCCGCGCAATGGCAGCCGAGGTTCCAGCTTCCCTTGCCGCGATACTCGTGAACCGTTTCGCCCTCCTGCCATCCCTTACAGTTACGATTCCCGCAGACATCGCACGTCGGTTGTTTTTTGGTCATTGGATCGCTCCCTGGGATTGCAGCTGTTCAACCTGGCGCATCAGCTCGGCGCGGCGTTCGGCAAACTGCTGCTCGGCCTCTTCGCGGATCTGCTGCTTGCGGTCTGCATTGGCCTTGCGCACTGCCAACATGGATTCCTTGACGCCCTGTAGCCTTTCGCTAACGTCTGGCGATGGCCTTGTAACGGTGCCGGTGATCAGCCCGGCCAGGGCGCGGCCGTCTTCGGTGACTGGCGCAATGCGCAGGTCTGCCAGGTACTTCTGGCCGTGTTCGTGTGGGATGCGCTGCATCTGCACCGCCTTCTCGATGGCGGTTGCGCGGCGGTTGGCGTCATAGCCAATGGAAACGTGCCAGTTGACCGGCTTGGCGGCCTCGCGGGCGTGGAGTACGAACCGCTCGTAGGCGTTGATGAACACCATGCGGGCGCCGATCTTGTCGCCAGACTCCAGCACTGGACGGGCAGCGGTCAGGGCCAGCTGGATTTCGTCGGTCATCACCACGGTTTCGAATTCGTCGTTGGCCATGACAGCGATTGCCCATGCTTCGTCTTTGCCTGGGCGCCCGTCCTCAGCCTGGATACGCTGCATCACAGCCCCCAGGGTGAACTTTCCGGTCAGTTCCCGGCGGCACGATTGCAGGGCCTTGCGGATGTCCTGCGGCGGGAACACAGACAGATCCTCGGCCATCAGCCTGGCGGCGGTGGCGCTGATGGTCTGGCCTAGCGTCTCGGCGGTGGCGCAGATTCCTGCGGCCAGTTCTGCGAGGTTTTCAGAGGAAAGCATTACGTTTCTCCCCATCGAGAATTGCCCGGGCAGCTTCCTGCGCGGCGTTCATGTTGGCCTGGGTGTCTTCAATTTGGCGGGCAGTGCGGGAGTTCATCTGCCGGCCGGTCATCCACTGGGTGTGGTACGCGCCTGCTTTGGCGATGAGGGTTTTCAGGCTGTGGTAATCGTTGATCAGCCGAGCGTCGTTGATCGTCAGGTAGTACGCGGCCACGCTGTGGGCAACGTCGGCCCCCAGAAGGTCAACCAGCTTGCCGAGCATTCCGCCGGCGGCTGCGTTCCACACCGGCCAGCACTGGTAACGCTTGCGGTAAGCCATGGCGTAGTTCGCCCAAGCCTTGAACGTTTTACAGGTCTGGTCTTTCGGCCCCGGCATATCGGCGGGAATCTCGACGCGGGGGCCACTGGCTTGATCCACCACCAGCACCAGCGTGCCGGCTTGGTTCGGCTTGTCAGAGCCTTCCGGCAAATCCTGATTACTGGTTACCTGATTGGTACCCTGATTACTGGTAACCTGATTTGTCGGAGATTTTTCCGACCCTCTTCGGATTTTTTTCCGACCCTGCTCGGATTTTTCTCCGACCTTGCTCGGATTTTTTTCCGACCTACCTCGGAGATTTTTCCGACCCTCTGCCTTATCTGAGGTCGGATATTTTTCCGACCCATCAAGCTTGCGGTTCCACTCTTTCGCCTTCACCGTCAGACGTATCAAGGTGATATTGGAAGTGCTGGAAAGATCGATCAGACCCGCATCACGCAGGGCAATCAGAAGGCGATAGGCTGTATCAGGCTTGTCCGTCAGTAGCGGTAATTCCTCGACGATCTTGGCTTTGCTCAGGGCGAAAAACTCCCCGCCGTCAGTCTTGACTTTGTTGGCCCAGCTCGGGCACTCGTAGACAAACGCGAACAGCAGCGCCTGTTGAGCGTTCAACCCCCACTCCAGCGCCTTGGCCTGATTGATCGTCACGGTGTACTGCATGATCAGTCCCACCCCAGCGGGCCGGGCCGCTTCTTCTCGGCCTTCAACCCGATTTCAGCCAGGGTTTCCAGGGAGTGCAGGTAGGCCGGCGTCACGAGCATGGCTGACTGAGGAACGACACGCAGGCCCAGGAACGAAAGCACCTTGGCCCATCTTGCGTACTCGCCCTCATTCCAGCGCGAGACCGTCGACTCACTCAACCCGGTTTCACGGGCTATCTCTTTCTGGCCGACAGACAAAACCCGCTGCAAGATCAGGGTTTCCGTCTCCCGTGCGGTTTCATCGCCTTCTTGGCTTAATGGGCTCGTGGACATGGTCATGCCACCGACTGAGGCCGGCTTTTTTGGCCGGCTTTCAATTTGCCATCGGTGAGCTTTTCCAGTTGGTACTGGCGTAACTCTGGGACTTCATCCCCCCACTGCCGCACGGCCTCATAAGTAATCTTGAGGGCCTGCGCCAGCTTGGGGATGGAGCCGTAATAATCAATCGCTGTCTGGCGTTTCATAGGCACCTCCAATGCTGTTACGCCAAATTCAAGCATGCTTGTATTTAATAAGCAAGCATGCTTGCCAAGCGAACTTGTAGATTTGGCAAATGAACATCACAGATCGAATGACGAAACTTGTATTGGCACGGAAGCCTGAAACCGGCGTACGTGGCGTAAAGCGGCTCATCGCAACGACTTGCGACGTGAGCTATGAGGCTGTACGCCAATGGTTCGCCGGGGACACCGGGAATATAAAAAACCACAACCTGCTGGCGCTGGCTCGGGGACTGGATACCACGGTCGACTGGCTGCTGGATGGCGCTGGCGAACCACCGAGGCGTGCCATGGACAACGTAGTGATAGGCGATTTCACCCGCCAGCCAAAGGAAGATGAGCTTTCAATCCCCCAATATGATGTTGTGGCATCAATGGGACCAGGCCAGGTTTTACCCAAGGAATACATCGAGACCGTGCGCAATATTACGGTTCGTACCGAGTACCTGCGGGAACAGGGAATCACCTATACCCACGGTGACAACCTTTCAGTGATTACCGGCTTCGGCGAAAGCATGGGCGCTACATTTTCAAGCGGTGACCCATTAATCGTTGACCAGGGAATCAACGAGGTTGTGGTTGACGGTGTTTACGTCTTTACGCTCGATGGGATGCTGTACATCAAGCGCCTACAACGCCTGCCGAAGATGCTGCGCATGATTTCGGACAATGAGACTTTCCCGCCCTACGACATCAAGGGCGCAGAGCTTGCAGACATGATCATTCACGCCCGCGTGCTGCTGGCGTGGAACGCAAGGAAGCTGTGAGATGTGGAAGAAAGCAAGGAAGGCAATTTATTGGACTGTCGGTATATTTCTCGTAGTGATCGCTGGGTCTATAGGCAAGCAGCTCGGCGGCGAGATCTTCAAGCCAAGCAAGGCTGAAACCTTAAGAAAGCTGACAACCCAGGCAGCTGCCCAGATCAACGCCCAGGCACCTAAGAAGGTTGATGAAATTACGACCCTCGTTCGGGCAGAGGCAACGATGGGCAGCAAGCTGACGACTTATTACACGCTAGAAAACTACGACTCCTACGCCAAGGATTTCAGCTTAGATAGAGTCAAATTGGCTGCAACTCAAAATGCCTGCAACAAAAAAGGTAGCGGTGGAAAGTCGCCTCTTTCACTCGGCTTAACCTATGCCTACGTCTACTCGCGAGAAAACGGATCTGCGATTGGCAGATTTGAAGTCAGCCAGCGCGACTGCTTCCCCACCAAGTAATTAGCAAAGATTAGAGGCCCGCCACTGAGCGGGCTTTTTTTCGTCCCGAAGAAAATACACAAGGTTACTTGCATATGAGACACAAGCATGCTTTTATTAATGCAAGTCTGCTTGTATATGAGGCCAACCGCTCTTTAACAACCAGACGTGACCACCGCGACGTACCCAGGCAATTACCTGGGTCGGAAGAAGCTAAACCGCCGCCCATGCAGCCTCTGGATAGCTGCCGTACTCCCTCATGTGAGTACGCGAAACCACGCAAGCCAGCCAGGAAGAACACCGGACACGAAATGTGTGACCTGGCCAGAGATATGAATCGGGCGATGCGCGTGGTGGAGAAGAACACCCACAGATTTACTGATGCCGCTTCTATGAGGCGGCATTGGAAATCAACGGAGGGCAAGACCATGAGCAATTCGAAATTCCAAGTGCGCGATCTTCACAAGATCGACCCGGAAGGCGAGAACGAAGGCGTCCACGACATTTTGTTTACTGATGCCGATGGCGTTATCCGCTACTCAGACGATGTGTACGAAAGCGCAGAAGAGGCGCAGAAGGCGATAGCAGCGCTTGAGGCTGCTGGTGAATTGCCTGACTGGTGGGAAGTTTTCACGCCAACCCCACAGGCAGCATGACGGACCTTTTCACTGATGCCCATCCAGAGCGGTGGGCATTGGGAAAACAACCGAACCCACCGAATAACGCCATCCTGGAGGCAGCATGAACGCAACAGCGCTTGCACAAAGTGAATTCGACAACCGTCTGCCGCCTCCAGTCAGCGAAAGCCCACTGGAACTGGCGCGTGCTGAGTGGCTTTACAACGCCACGGAGCAACTAGTGCGCTTCGGCTGTGACGTGAAGTTCCAGCGGCGCCTGAGAAGGCCACAGGGCGTCACGGTCGCTCAACTGGCACTGGCAGCTGATGAGCTGGTGAGCGCTCGACAGGCGAACTGTGACATCGGCACACCGGCACTCGGTTGGCTGATGATCGCCAATAACTGCGGACGGGCTGACAAAGAGGCCGCCGCCGAGCTTCTGGGCCACAGCGACCACCCATTCGGCAAGCTTGGCGAACTCGCCGAGGCCCTATTGAAGCCCTTGGTCAGTGACGCACTGATCGCCCAGGCAGAGGACGACGAACTATGAGCACGCCTACCGCCCTCGCCCGCCTGGGCCTGGAAATCGCCAAGATGAAGAAGTCGTGCACCCCGGTACCGGACCGCACCTTCGTCATGGGCATGATCGAAATGGCCGAGTTCGCCGATCTGGTCGACGCCGCCACCGCCAACCGTTACCGCGATGCGCTGGACGCCAAGTTCGTCGAGCGCAACGAGCAGCTCAAGAGGGCCGCAGCATGA